GTTAGCTAATAGATGCATTGCTGCTCCTATTGTTGCGGATACATGTAAAACAATAAAGTAGGCAGTAACTATCAAGAATGACCCGATAATTCTGCCTTGTGTATCAAGTTTCATCATAAATTACCCTCTTAAGTTAGGATTAACACCAATAACTCTGGCATGAGGATTTCTATTTTTGGCAGTATCTATTGCATCATTTCTGTTAACTGCATGAACAGATTCAGTGAATACTTTACCACCAACATACAATTTTACATCCCAAATCATAACAATTAGTCCTCCAAATTTGATTTGATTGTTTATAAGAAAAAAAGGTGATTATCTCAAATAGAGATAACCACCTGCCCAACCTGTAAATGTTGGATCATGTAATCTCTCACGTTGATTGATAATTCTCATATCAAATCTTACATACTTTGCTGGAGAATTGTAAGATGCTGGTTTGTAAACTTCACCTGTATTCTTATCAACAAAAGCATGAACACTTCCTTCTCTCCATTCATTACGGTCTTGGAATGTATCAAACTCACGTTGCATAATCTTGTAATACTTGCGACCATTCTTGATAACAAAGTTTGTAAGATTAGCAGTGCCATTCTTTACATCTTCCAACCTTTTTTTGGAGTAGTCAGAATCAGAACCTTGAAACATTCTTATACTGTGTTGTTTGTAATTTTCAGTCAAAGAATCACAGTAAGTTTGAGTCCATTCTAAAACTCTTTCAGGTAATGTTGTTTGAGTCATAAATGAATCAATAATGCTTACACTATAGGAACAATTTAAACGTCCCCCCTTATTGTAACAAACTAAAAACTATTGGTAATACAACACTAACAGCATTAGTACTATTACTATTATTTGCACGAAAAGAATCACTAATGCAAGGTAATTTAACCTTTTCTGATTTTACATAACCACCAACATATTGACCATGTTTGTTATAATAACCTGGAACATATCGTTCATTATACTTATAACGATTACACTGCTCAAATGAACCACCAGTTCTACCAAATGGCATTGCATTAACTGAAGGTGCAAACAATAATGCTGAAATTAATATCAATGAAAATTTCATTTTAATTCCTCATGTTATACAATAGAGACACTTTACACGACCCCCCCCCTATTGATTCATGGGGGATAAGTTAAAATTTGCTCTACTAAATCCTTCCCTATTTACTATTTTATATGTACCAAATTCGTTTGTCAATACATAACCTTCATGGTCACAATATTCTTCCTCAATGTAACATTCTACAAGATCATTACACGAAATATATGAGAACATATCAAGTTTAATTGTCCACACTAATTTCCATAAACGTAGGACATTTACATCTATTTCGTTATGACTTGCAAATGCGTCTAATGTTATATCATCTAACTCAATACCTTCTCGAATACATGTATTTAATTGCCTCTTAATTACCTTGATTTGTTTATCATTAGGGAACTCACATAAAGTTGCAATCTGCTTTGCAAACTGGCACATATTGTTTATATTTTGTCTTTCCTCGTCTATAGTAATATATGGTCTAAAAAATAGAACATTATCATTACTATTAAGGTCTAATCTTTCCCATGTATCTACAACTGCATTGCGTAAATCATCCTCTGCAAAATATACTGTATGAGGTGCAATTATGATATTCTGAGTTACTACTTCCTCAAAGAAATATGAAATAGTATTAGGTTTATAGCATATATTACCACCAAATCCCATGAAATCACCCTGATAAATCTTATCTGTATGAGGTAAATTATCAAGACAAGAATGTAAAATACGTGCTACATTTCCCTCATGGTTTATATCAATATCTCCATGAGAATGATTGATCTTAATTTTAACTTTATTAAAGACAGATTTAGTGCCTACGAAGAACATTCCATTAGCAGGATTACGACCCCAAACTATTGCTGGAGCACCATCAATCTTTGCTGATATTTTACCATTACTGGTGAACCAATCTAATACGGTTAAATCACCATTAAGGACAGAATCTTCAGGATGTTCGATGTGAATGTTTTTCATAATCTCCTTATTCACTATTAAGACACTTTATCCGACCCCCCTATTTTAACATAAAAAAAATCCCCTTTCGGGGATTGTTAACAATTAAAACTGATTTTTAAGGAGTAGTTTAGCAAAACCCTCAAGATATAAGAAAGGGAGAATAGCAAGACTGAATCCATCTAATTCTCTTAACTTCTCAATTAAAGACTTTGTTGATACTTTTGTCTCCTTAATTTCGGGAGTTGTTGTTACTTCAGTCACAGCAGATTTGGCAGTTCGGGTTACTTTATTTACCCTTCTTGCTGGTTTCGCTGTTACTTTCTTAACTGAAACAACCGTTTCTTTAACAGTTTTAGGTGATGCAGATTTAGCAGTTTTAGTTGCTGAAGAACGTCTGCGAGTTGCCATAAATGTCAAAAGTAAAAAAATAAGTGAGGGAGTCAAATCCCAGATGTCTGACCTACGGCATCCGATAGGATGATTTACAGTCTCAGGGATGGGCATTTGACTTGCCCCTCACTATAATGACACTTTAGAGGTCCCCCCCATCTTATAAGAATTGTTCTAATGTTCCCTTCCTATTGTTTACTCGCTCTTGTATCAATTTACCATAATCCTCATGCAATTCGCACCCTATGTAATACCTACCTAACTCTTTTGCTACCATTGCAGTAGTTCCAGATCCCATAAATGGGTCAAGAATTATATCATTTTTCTGACTACCAGCTTTAATACATGGTATTATTAAATCAGGTGGAAATACTGCAAAGTGACTACCTCTATAGGGTTTGTTAGTTACACTCCAAACAGACCTTTTATTCTTTGTTGGATATGATTTAGTGAGTCCAGAATGGGGTTGTAATCCTGTACCTTTATTGTGATATTTCCCCTTAGTTCTATCACGAGTACCCCAATCTTTTGCTGGTTCTTTAATACTTTCATTGTCATAATAGTATTTCTTGTTCTTACTTAGTAGGAACAAATATTCATGCGATTTAGTACATCTATCCTTCACACTTTCAGGCATTGGATTAGGTTTATGCCAGATAATATCTTGTCTTAAATACCATCCATCTGCTCTTAATGCAAATGCCAACATCCAAGGAATACCCATCAAATCTTTATCTTTAAATCCCTCTAATTTGTTAGCACGTTTAGGATTTATCATAGGTAAATCTTGTCTAGTTTTAGAGAATGATTGTTTAGCATATTCTCCAGTTCCCGACTTATAGTTATAATAACTGTCACCAATATTCAACCATAATGTACCATCATCTGTTAGGTTATCTCTCACTAACCTAAACACATTTACCATCTCTTCAATATATTCTTCTGGTGATTGTTCTAATCCTATTTGTTTATCTTCTCCACCATAATCTCTTAAACCGTAATATGGTGGAGATGTTACACACATCCTCGCCTTTTCATCAAATTGTTTAAGTGTATCTCTACAATCTCCGTATAAAATAGTATCTTTCATTTGGTAATTACAGAAATTGCTGGTTGACCTTGGTTGAAAATAGTATCAACAACTGCCTCAACTTTACGGGATGTACTGATACCTACTCTATCATATACTGGTACAGAAATCAATCCATAAGTTTTATTTTCACCTCCTTTTCTTATCACTCTACCAATAGTTTGACTAATAGTAATGTAATCCATGTTTCTTAAAAATATTGCTGCTTCTAATCCTGATACATTAATACCTTCTGATAATATACTATGATGTAATACTACAAATCTTTTATCATCTTCTTTACCCCAATCTGATAGTGTATCAAAAAACTCTTCACGATCTACCTTCATTCCATCAATAATTCCTCCAGTTGATGATGTTATATACATCCAAGAATATCCACGGGAATGTAACTGTCTAGCAAAATCTGTATCATCTATTAGATTAACTATCTGTGATATTCTACGTGCACAAATTAATACTTTATCAACACCACATTCATCAATAGTTTCTAACAAATGCTCACATTCTTTCGTAACTGGTGTTCTACCTGCTTCAGTCATTTCTAGTTCTTTAATTGACAGTTTAGGTGGTAGAATATATCCATTAGATATTAATTCACTTGGTTTAATTCTTTCTATTTCTTCTCCGTAGACCTCCTCATCATCCATACTAGGAGATTCGACAGACTTATTATACTTAGGAGTAGCAGTAAAGAAATAGCAGCGAATATTATCCAAACCTGCAAAAAACTCAGTAGCAGGATAAAAATGTCGTTGGATACTATTATGTGCTTCATCAAAATATATTGTATCTACATGAATACCACTTTCTTGTATCCTATGTAGAGAATGATACGTGGTAAATATTAATTTATTATATCTATATTCATTATTATGCCATTCACGGATTACACTAGATTTAGTGGTGGAAGTATAACTTGTATCACCACTGTGTACGTGCAATATCTTACGTTGAAGCATAGGATGTAAACCCATCCATTCTTCAAACTCATCACAATGTTGTTGTGCTAATAGTATTCGTGGAGACACAACCACAACAGTTTTACGTTGTGGTTTCTTCAAAAACACATCCCAACTACAACTA